CTCCTACGGTAGTTTTAATTCCTGAAAGTATGTTATTAAATATGTTTCCTACGGTAGTCTTAATTCCATTTACAATTGATGTAATGGTGTTTTTGATGCCATTCCAGATATTGCTTATCGTATTTTTAATAGCATTCATAACCGTCAGAATAACTTCTTTTACAGCATTCCATACAGTAGTTATCACAGTCTTTATTGCATTTACAACAGTTGTTACTGCCGTCTTGATTGCATTCCATACAGTTGTAAATGTATTTTTAATTGTTGTAAGTATTGTTGTAAAAAATTTTGATATCGCATTCCACGCTGTTGTGATGCCATTTTTTATTGTCTCCCAGGTGCTTGAAATTGCAGTTTTAATTTTCTCCAAGACTCCATCAATAAAATTTCTAAAGCCTTCACAGTTGTCATATAACAGCTTAAAAGCACCAGCAAATGGATTTACTAATAAAAGCAGCAATCCCTGCCAGTTATTCTTAACAAAATCAATAATCTTACCAAAGAATGACTTTATTCCTTCTATTGCTGTAGAAACTACAGACTTTATCCCTTCCCATAAGTTAATCCAGAATTCCCTAAATCCATCGCATTTATTCCAAAGCGTGACAAATATGGCAATTAGAGCCACAATAGCGGCTATAATAAGCACATACGGATTTGCCGCACATACAGCATTAAATGCGGCCATAGCTCCCTGTACTGCCTTAAGTGCTGCTCCTAACTTTGGTATAACCGTTATAATTGTTCCAACTGCTGATATTATTTTCCCGACAATCACAAGTACGGGACCTACCGCTGATACAATACCGGCAATCGTAACAATAGTCCTTTTGGTGCTTTCATCTAGACCTGAAAACCATTTAACTAAGCCTTGGAGTTTTCCTATAAGGCTTTGTAAAGCAGGTGCAATTGCACTAAATGCTGATGCCGCAAGCTCTGTTCCTGCAATCTTTAGGTTATTCAGCGCAAGCTTAGCCTGATCTGTGGCGTCCTGTGTATCTGTGTAAGTACTGTCTACCACACCAGCATAAGTGGATAAAGATGCAGACAATCCATCAAGTGATATCCTGCCCTCTCTAATGCCCTGTGCCATTTCAGCAGCACCCTTTGAACCAAAAAGCCCTGCTGCAATTGAAAGTGCCTCTGTTTCAGATGATGCATTCTTTATCTTCACAATAGTTTCAGCTAGAGCCTGATCAGCAGATTTTCCTTCCTTTGTGGCATTTTGTACTGCCTTTTTAAGTCCTGCCATAGCTACACCGGTATCCACACCGCTTGCTTCCATTTGTGCTAAAAGATTAACAGAACTTGATAAATCAAGCCCCATCTCCTTTAATGCAGCACCATTAGTTGTAAGCACTGACTCTAATGTATCCATTGATATGCCTGTGTTCTGGCCTGCCTTTGTCATAAGCCCAAGAACATTTGAAGTCTGGCTTGTATCAACACCAAACTTCTTCATAATAGAATCTACAGAGTCTATTGCGGTATTTAAGTCAGTACCGTTTATCTGTGCAAACTTTAAGAACTCTGCAGAGATGTCTTCCAGCTTTTCTCCGGTTAATCCAAACCTTGTATTAACCTCACCAACCGCTGTTCCAGCTTCTTCAGCTGATACTGCAACACTCCCATACACATTTTTCATAGAGCCCTGCAGCCCTTTTAATGCCTCTCCAGTCGCACCGGTTTTTGTGGTAACAATATCAAGCCCGGCATCAACCTCACTAAACGCTGCTATCGAAGCTACACCTATTGCGGCAATAGGTGCTGTTACATTTTTTGTCAGTGATGTACCTGCCTTAGTAGCTTTATCTCCAACACCCTTTATTGCCTCACCTGCCGCTGTTAGGGATTTACTAAAGGATGCATTACATTCCTTTGCGATATCTTCTAACTTTTTTAATTCATTCTCGGTTTCTATAATCTCACGCTGTAAAGCATCGTACTGTTGCTGGTTAATCTCTCCATTCTTAAGTGCTGTGTTGGCCTGTTCAGCTGCTGTCTTTAATGTTTCTAGTTTCTCTTTCGTACTACCAATTTCCTCTGCCAGCAATCTCTGCTTTTGAGCCAACAGTTCAGTGTTATTAGGATCTAGTTTGAGGAGCCTATCGACATCTTTTAGATCTCTTTGTGTATTCTTTATCTCAGAATTGACACCCTTAAGGGCAGTCTGCAGTTTGGTAGTATCCCCGCCAATTTCAACCGTAATGCCCTGTATTCTGTTTGCCATAGGCTTCCTCCTCTCCTAATTTTAGGCTTGGTTAAAAACTATCAAAATCATACTGTGTTGCAAGTTCCTTGTATCCCTTGTAATCATCATTCCCACTCTCTGCATACATATCGTTTACAAGTCCGATAGTAAGAAGGTCAAGGTCCTTTATGCTGATTCCTAACTGTACGCATCTTAAAAGGAACAATGGTGTTGTCATCTCTCTGTCAGTTGGTCGAAGTTTTTTTTAGACTCAATCTCTGTCTGAACATTAAGCCCCCAAAGCTCAATGATAGACGGCAATACCTGATAAATAGAAAAGGTATTAAACTCATCAAGCCATTCTTCCGGTGTGTCCGGTATGTTTGGGTCTGCGTGCTTAGCCATCACATATGCAATGTTCTCAAACATCTCAAGCGAGAATAAATCAAGATTTGAATTCTCTTCATCTGCATTTCCCAAGGCACCTTCAAGTAAGCGAAGGTCTTTATAAATGTCTATGTTAAATTTTATCCTGTAAATTCTTGGGATAGCTGCAGATGCCTTGAAAGGTATCTGTTTTCCATCTATCTCTACTTTTTTCATTATGCTCATAGGTTAATCTCCGTTCTTTGGTGGTGTAGTAGGTGTAAGGTATACTGCTTTATACCAGTTTTGGTAAACTTTCTCTGTGGTATCATCTCCTGTCTTTGCCTTAACATATCCATTTGCAAGAGGAGTAGCCTTAAGAGAAAGAGTTTCTGTGTTAACTTTAATCTCATCCTCATTAGTCTGTGACTCAACCCCAGGACGGCTTGCAGCACATTTATAAAAGACATGGCGGATTTTTCTCACATCCCCATCAAATTCAAATAAAAGAGCGAAGTTTTCTGTTTCTGCATTTGCATCCTCTATTAGAACTTTATTGTCATCAAGTTTCTCTTTAAGCACATCAATACGGAATGATTCAGGAACCATCGCAATTTCAAGGTCCCCTTCATAACCCATATTGTTTGATATCGTGTAATACGCATATCCATCTGCATAAAAGTTGCTTGGCTCACCATTTGCATCAAGGCTTATAGATACCGCTCCGGGAATTGGTATTGGAGTCCCATATGTCACATTCCCGGCAGTATCTGTATTTAGCAATGCGTAATGTACATTTTTAAGGTTGTACTTAACCTTATTTTTCTTATTGGCCATCTCGTCTCCTCCTATATGGGCATCGTAAATTCAAAGGTTATTTCATAGAGTTTTTCATCCTCTATCCACACCTCGCTCATTGCGTAAAAAATGCCGTGGCTGTCAAGCACGGCTGTTACTTTCTCTTCAATTGTAGGACTCTTAAAATCCGTATACAGTTCAATCCTTACCTCACTCATCCTATAGTAAACCCTTCCATCAGCTGAAAAGTTATCATCACCCGGCAGAAGGTAACAGATAAATGGCGGGGCAGGACTCTCCCCTTCAGTAAAATGGTCATAGGCAAAAGGAATGCCTATTTCTTCTATGATTTTCACTAACTCTTCCATCCTTAACCTCCGAGTGCCTTTTCTATGTCAGCTTCAAGCTGTTTAACAGCATCCTCTTCTGCTGGTGCGATATGCGGCTGAGCCTTAACTCTTCCACCCCCTCTTTTAGCATGGCCTTTCTCAAGCAGATGTGCCATTTGGTATTTTTTAGGAGAACATACCGTAAGTTCCAGATATTCATTAGTTTCTTTCGTTGTTTTTACAGTCCAGCTTTTTGAATACGCACCTGTCTTTACAGGAGCATTTGCTTTAATATCATTTTTTATACGGTCACCGGCTTTCCTTACAGCAGCCTTCATGTCTTCAGTGGCTAGGTCTTTATATTTTATCAGCCCCTCCATTATTTCAGCTGCCATGCTCTCAATTGTTACTCCTCTTCCCACGCTATCTTCTCACTTTCTGGCATCTGAACTTCAGACACTCTTTTTTATAGTTCATATGGTCAACCGCTATAATGTTATATACTTCATCTTCAAAAACAATCCTGTAATCTGTTGTATTTATCTTTTCAGCTGTTTTGCACCAGCGAACTGTAAAGGCAATGTCAACATTCTCAATAACAACTCCTGCAGAATATTTTTCATTACCGCTCTCACCACTAACCGTAGCGTGGCATATATAATAATCTTTCCAACCGTTTCTATGGTTGCCTATTTCATCTACTTCCACGGAATTTTTCTGAAAGAGAACCTTAACATTAAGTAGTGCTACATCCATCAGAATCCCTCCTGCCTTATCCCAAACAGTAATGCACGGATGGAAAGGGTTAATTCCAGATG